TAAGAACCTTCTTGTATTGGAATACATCTATATTTATGAAAGGAATATATTTCCTTATTTTCATACTGACGGTTTCCCACACAGGATCATCCAACTTCTTATCAAAGTCTTTTACAAAACCAAAGATCTGTTCGAGTATAACAACTATCTCTAAATTAAGTTCACCACCAAGATATTTCTTCAACAGAAGTGGATGACCATTAGAACAATCAAACAACTCCTCCAGATCATTGTTGTCTAATAAATCAGTAATCTTATCTTTAAAAATATACCCTAAACTTTGCTGAGTTTTTGACCACTCAGAATATACTTTCTCACCAGAGTTCATTATCTCTCCAATCCACAAACTTTGCGGATTATCAGCAGATACAAAGTTAGATACAAGAAATTCTACAATCTCTTTATCAGGATATTTTCTTGATGTTTTCTCAAACCAATACTTATCCTTTCTCTTATTAAATGCTGCTATCTTTGCTCTTGACCTACCACCGTATTTAAAATAATCATACTTCGGATTTGAAAAATGATTCTTTACGGAAAGATATGTTTGGTAGGTTTCAAATGGTGTCACTTTCATCAACTTCCTCACATTCCAATTCTTCGATTGCGTCCACAGGGACTTCATGACCATTAATATTATACCAGTGTTGGTTGATTCCGACACTATCTGGTTTGACTCCAATATATTTAAGATCACTGAAACTGTTCTCTCGTAACATCGCTTGAAGTCTCCAATGTACCAGTTCTGACTTTTTCATTATAAAGGTAATTTTGCTCTAGATGTTTTTTTCATATAATTGAGACGAGTTGCATCCCACTTCAATCTTTCCTTTAAAGATTTTGATATGAGTTTCGTTACTGATTCTATCTCAAGATTGTTAATTTCGCAATAGTAACATATCGCATCTATGTAATTGAATTCTTCTTCAACAACAATCTTTTCAATTTCCATAGCAAATTTTTGAGGAGTCAGAAACTTACTCTCAATAGCTTTCTCTAATTCATTGATTGGTTCCATAGAGCTCCAGTTTATCTGCAACAAATTTCCTAATGTACTCTCCGAGCAGTTTGATGTACTTTGCTTTGTTGTATTCTTCGTAGACGACACATTCTCCATTTTCACAAGCCATAATGATTACAAGTTTTTTTACTGATATGTTCTTTAGTTCATACAGCATACATCCATATCCCATTGCTTGGACAAAGTAATGCTCAATCCAATCTCTTGGTTTGGGTTTCTTAGATGTTTTAAAGTCTATTATTGCTAACTCACCATCATAATCTGCAATGCAGTCAACAGTTCCAGCAATACCTAGTTGCTTACTATATAGGGCACCTTCCAGAGCGTGAATATTATCAATTTTATTTAATTCTGGTTTTGATATCTTAAATAAGAAATCTGATAATGGTTGTACTTTAGGAAGTTTTTCATCATTCTTCAGATAATGCTCAGTAAGTGTATGCATATCTGTTCCACGAGATGTGGCTGCCTTAGTAATTTTATCTGCTGTCTCAGTTCCAATTCTCTTTCTCCAATCAATAAAAATTTGTTTATTATAATGACTAGTGATAGATGTAATTGAAACTAATTTAATTAATTCCTCCTCATCAGGTATCTTATAGTATCTTACACCATCTATAGTCTCTCGATCTAGATGTGGTAACTCTATGTCTACGTGTTTAAAAGTCATGCCAGACAACCGCCCTGCGTTCATAGTATTCTTGATTTGGTTGTTCAATGTAGTAGTACAATGCTAACGAATATCTTTCAATATTCGGTGGTGTTTTTAAAGGTATCGGATGTCCATGAACTGATTTGTCCGACAATGTAAAAATAACTGCTCGATTGAAAATAGGTTCAATCTTTTTAGCACATTTTTTACTGTCCATATCCCATAATTCTAAACATCCCTCCCATTCACGCATCCAGTTTGGATTTAAGTATAATAATAAATTTAGAACACGAAAATGATTTGTTTGTGGATGAATATTGAAATCAACATGTAATGATAATTTACCACCTGCTGATATTCGATGTGCTCCTCCACCTGCAAAATTAGGATCTCCTTTTAGACCTTTAATTCCTGTAAGATCCTCAAGATATGAGAGAAAAATATTAGAATTAAAATATTGTATTGTGTGATAAACAGTAGGAGTTTTATATTGTAATTGTATTGAACTTTCGTGAGACCAAGGTGTGTAAAATTTATTAACCTGATGATCTCTCATATATGCATTATTGGAACTTTCAGTTGCCCAATGATCAGTAGTTTTAAGTTCATTAAAACACTGAGTTGCAGTATTTGAGTTAATAAAATTGTCTAAGACAATATGTGGAAATGGTCTTGAGTTAAGGTAATGATAATTTAACTTTGCACCTATCTCATAATCACTAAAAATTTGCATTACATACCTGATTGTAGTTTTGCAATAATATATTCTTTAACCAATCCAGATCTAACAATATCATTAACATCAAACTCTATTATATCAAAAGAAACCATTTTTCGCAAGATGTTCATAAAGTCTACAATACCATTTCTATCATTTGTTTTAGTTAAATCTGATTGAGTGGCATCACCACAAAAACAAATCTTACTGTTTTCACCAACACGAGTTATAATACTATCTAATTCATGAAAATTAAGATTTTGAAACTCATCCACGATTATGATTGCATTATCTAGAGTTGTTCCTCTTATAAAAGATGTGCTCCAAAATTTTATAGTTTCCTGTGATCTAAGATTTCCATATAACATTTCAAAATCTGCATCAGAGGGCATCTGAAACATGTATTTTACCATGTGCTTATATGGTATCTGATATATGTCTGCCTTATCCTCATGATCACCTGGTAAAAATCCGATTTCACGAGTGCTTACCAATGACCTCACGATATAAACTCTTTCGTAAGGTGTTGTTTCACTTAATACATCTTTTAATGCATTATAAAGTGTGATAAAGGTTTTACCTGTACCTGCGACACCGTATGCAACAACATTTTTTTGTTGATTATAAGAATCAAATAAAATTTTTTGATTGTCGGTTAGAGGTGTAATATCAACCAAATATTCATTATTAATAGGTTTCTTTTTTCTCATTTGTTTTGCTGTGTAACCTATACCGATTGGTTCGGATTTTCTTTTGCGAGGCATTATATTTTCTTTACCCTCGACCCTGCAACTTTTCCTGCTCTTCGGAGAACTTCATTCCATCCAGGATTTTTCTTTCTTAATTTATCTTTCCACTCACCAACTTCACCTACACCAGGCATTGTTGATGGATCTGAATAATCACGAATCCAATCGGGATTATCTTTTGCCCATTTGTCCCACTCGTGAACACTCATTGATACTTCTTTTTGCTCACCTGTCTCTTTATGAACAACTGGATATGTAGCCATAATATTTTAATCGGTAAATTTATTTAGAACCTTACTCCAAGGGTTTATAAGCAAAGATACTCTTTTTCCTGTAAATGGTTCAACATAATGAAATGTCTTAGGTGGAAAAATGACCAATCTATTCTCCTTTGGTGTTATTATATCACATTCTAGGTGTAATTGTCCACCCTGTAGATCTTCCACAACTGGATAATATACCATAGAGCATAAAGGAAAGTGTAAAACACCTTTTTCTTTCAAGAAATCTTCATCCTTATCATAATGCCACTCAGATGGTCTTGAATTATTCTGTGTCCAAAACTCATATCCCACACAAGAAGACATATCATAAAAATTTGATGCGATATCAATAAATTTACAACAGAAATCTTGAAATTTGTGGTTTTTATCGAATGTGCACCAATTTTCATTAATATTCTGATCTTTTAGAATATCTAAAATTTCGACTTTTACGGAGTCTATATTATTAATTACATTATCGAGTATTATTACCACTCAAGTGCCTCGGAGACCGTGGGGAATTGTTCAGTAAAGATGGACTTACAAGCATTTGCAATATCCATGTGTTCTTTCTGTGTTCCGTGCCCAGAACGCAAATCAATATAATGAACCCATGATCTCACACTACCAGACATATAAATGCGAGTTGGTGTTGCTAATGGTAATACGAATCTAGCACACTCTTTTGCAATACCTTCCCTTAGTAACTCATTATACAAATCCATTCCTTCGTTAAAATATTGTCTAATTCTTTCTTGTAAAAACTTAGTTTGTTTTTCTGGAATGTCATCAATACTATTCTGACGATTCTTTGTATCCTGTCTCCTCAAATCTGGTAGGGGTATATTTGCGTCTAATAAATTAGTATCTGCATATCTTTGACTAAATTCTTGAAAAGTGAAAGAACGATGTCTCAATATCTGTGCAGCGAGTCCTCTTGTAGTGTTAATTTCAAGAGTCATAAATGCTTGCTCAAAAATTGACCAATGTTGATGTTTTATACAGTATCTTAGTAGACCCGCATAATTTTCATTGTCCTGATTATTAGGATTACTTACACGAGCACAATATGCCATGTGCTTTTCAGCATCGGGTGATACACTTACAAGAGATACGTTCATTTAAATCCTTTAGATGTTTTTTCTTCAATTATTGCTAGTTCATTTTTAGCGGTTTTCAATTGCTCTTTGATTAATTTAAGTTTATCTTCATCATAAAGTTCCCTTTTTTTCAAAAGTCTCTCAAGTAACTTAATTAATCTTTTTGCTCTGCTAGTCTCGTTCATTCATCATCCTCAAAAATCTCATCATAACCTAAATCATGAGGTTTTGACTTTTTTACCTCTTCGTAAGTATCCATCGTCAAATATGCATCAGTATCAGATAACACTTCTGCCTTAATATTGTCCACAACTATTTCAAGTTG